CCTACAAGTACGCAGCATTTCAGGCGTTTGCGATCCCCACAGAGGGAGACAACGACACCGAGAACCAGACTTATGAGGTAGTGTCTGAGGATCAGGAAAACGAAGATCAGCTCTTTGCGGAGACCTATCTTCCAGAGTTGATGTTGGCATCTAAAAGTGGAATTGCTGCTCTCGAAGCGACATTCCAATCGATCCCCGCCTCATCTGCCAAGAGTCGGTTCTGGAAAGTAAATGGCGACAAGTTGAAGAAGGATGCAGCGAAATGAACAAGCCAAAAGCAATAAGGATGGAAATTCCTGATCCGACCAAGAACAAGAATGACAAATACTTGGTGACGGTTAAGGTAACGAACACCTCAAAGACGCCAGTCGCCAAGTTGGAGTGTTACGGGTCTTACGACAAGACCACCGTAGATGCGATCCTGAACCTGATGGGGGTTAAGTGATGGAAAAACTTTTTAGACCAGATGCTGATGAGCAGTTAGCCCAGAGAACTGCTAGATGGTTTGAACTAAGAGCCGGAAAAGTCACCGCATCCTCTGTTTACAAAGTCATGGCAAAGACTAAGACGGGGTATGGCGCGGATCGGGATAACTACAAAGCCCAACTCGTAGTTGAAAGGCTCACAGGCCAGCCCGCCAAGACTTACTCCAATGCCGCTATGGAGTGGGGAGTCCAAACAGAGGCCGAGGCCAGGGCCGCATACGAGGCTCTGAAAGGCGTCCTGGTGACCGAGGTGGGGTTCGTGCCTCACCCGACCATTGAGATGTGCGGAGCCTCACCAGACGGAGTTGTGGGAGAGGGATTGGTTGAAATTAAGTGCCCGGAAACGGCCACCATGATCGACCAGCTCCTGACAAGAAAAATCCCGGATAAATACTACAAACAGATGCAGCTTCAGATGAAGTGCGCAGACAAGAAGTGGTGTGACTTCGTGGTCTATGACCCGAGGATGCCAGAGAGTATGCAAATGTTCGTTGCTCGAGTAGAGAGGGACGAGCGTTTCATAGCAGAGATGGAAGCCGAGATCGTCAAGTTCCTGGCAGAAGTCGATTCAACCGTGAACCAATTGAAAGCACAGTATGAGCAAAGTCATGTATGAAATCTCAGTGGTTGTTGGCAAGTACACCAACAAAGAAGGCCAGGAGAAGAGCCGCTATCTGAAGATCGGATCGGTCATCGACACCAAGAATGGCCCCATGCTCAAGATGGACTGCACCCCCAATGTCGAGGGCGGTTGGAATGGATGGGCCTACATGAACCCTCCTCGCGAAGAAGAGAAGTCCGACAAGCCTCGCCGTAACCGAGAGCAAAACGATATAGATGTGCCGTTTTAGGGTAATCACCAGGCCACCTTTGCATAAGGTGGCTTATCATCACACAGTCCGTTAAGCGAAAGGAAGCCGAAATGAGTGGACTAGCACGAAACACCGATCCCGACACCTCACACGAGGCAGCGAAGCTCAACACCTCCACCTTGGAGAGTAGGGTCTTTGAGGCAATTAACACGAATGGCCCAATGACCACGGAGGAGATCGCCAGGGCCACTGGGATTGACCTCCAGAGCATCACACCCCGAATCGCTCCTCTGATGCGCCTTGGGATTCTTGTAGATACAGGAATCAGGAAGCCTGGTGCATCTGGGCGCAACCGCCGAGTGATTGGAGTCAAAAATGGAATTTGAAGACACTTGCTGTGGGATTCCATGCATCGTCAGGGTTATCTCATGGGAGCCATATCGCCCCGCTTTCATCAGCGGACCGCCAGAGAATTGCTACCCGGCTGAAGGTGGATGCGGGGAGTGGGAGGTTCTGGATGTACGTGGGCGTTCAGCCCCGTGGTTGGAGAAAAAATTACAGGCAAACGAGCGGGAATTTGATCGTTTAGATCAAAAAGTGTTCAGACAAATGGAGGGCATATGACACAACCCGAAGCCCTGCGCTTGGCTGATGCGCTGATGGAGCCGGTTGTGCTTGATAAGCACGCGATGCAGGCCGCTGCCGAACTGCGCCGCCTTCATGCGGAGGTCGAAGCCCTGCTTACTGATGCTAAACGCTATCGGTGGCTGCGAGACACGCTGCATTCTGCTGTTGGTGGCGGCGTGACGGTAAATGACGAGCGTCTTGTTTATCAGACGCCAGAGCCGGGGGAGGAAGTGCGCGTGTATTGGTATCCCGACACACCCGTGGGATTCTATGAATCAAAAGCCGCAACGCTTGATGAGGCGGTCGATTCGGCAAGGGGTGAAGCATGAGCCTACGAGAAGCAGCGCAGCAGGCGCTTGAGGCGTTGGAAGCAAACCGGGCAAACTGGAAAGAGAAGACTGACGCCATCGTCGCCCTGCGCACCGCGCTTGCGGAGCCTGAGCAGGAGCCGGTGGCGTGGCGATATGAACTCGCAACGGCTATTTTTGAGTCGGGCGAATATAGCGGTTGGCGGTGCACGATTTCTGAGAAGGAGCCGTGTGCGCCGGAAAACTCAATCCGCAACCTGCAACCCCTCTACACCCATCCACCGCAGCGCAAGCCGCTGACGGATGAGGAGATGAAGCGAGTGTGCGCTGAAACCTTTTCTTATGACCCGTATGTAATTGCCCGCGCCATCGAACGCGCACACGGGATTGGAGGTGAAGCATGAGCAATGAGCCTGTGGCGTGGATGCACAACTTGCTTGAGGACAACATCATCGCGCATCGACCCTTTGATCTAGATCGACACCCCGACAGGTGGACACCGCTCTACAAAAGCCCAACGCCGTGTGAAACCTGTCAAGCACTTGCTCGGACAGTAATGATGGATCAAACATCGCATGACGCCCACCCCGCAGACGACACCGCCCTGCTGCGGCAGGCGTTGGAGGCGTTGCTGACATTTCAGCAAATCAGCGACTTCACTCCGGCGCAAGGTGTTCATGCCATCACAGCCCTGCGCGAACGACTAGGAGAGAAGACATGAACTTCATTGATTGGGTGATCTTTTGCATCTTGTGTGTTCTTGCGGAGGCCAAATGAAAACAAAGCTCCTGACATTAGCCAGAAAGCATTGGAACAATCCAGACTTCCCAAGAGAGGTGAATCGGGCCTATCAGAGAAAGTGGATCAGATCGCTTCGACTCTTAGGAGACAACTGGCAGCTCGCCAAGTACGAAGAGCGAAAGGTGAAGAAATGAAAATCCTCTGCTTCTTTGGACTCCACCGCAGAACCATGACCGACAACAGAATCCGCTGCACCAGATGTGGGCGCTTTCTCAAGAAATGAGAATCAAACAAGTCTTAGAGGCACTCCAAGACTATGGCCCAATGACCCAGGCCGAACTCTCAGAAGTGACCGAGATCGATCCTCACTTTTTGTCTGCGATGATGAATAAGCTCTCTGGGCCTACCCAAAAAAAGCCTCAGAGAGTCCACATCATTGGGTGGGTGTATGACCAGCCAGGAGCAAGAAAGTACCCTCGGGCGGTTTATGCTATCGGCCCCGGCTCAAACCGGACAAAACCCAAAATGACACTAGCCGAGCACTCTCGCAACTACAGAGAGCGCCAGAAATCAATCCTCAAGACCTCGAGTGTCTTTAACCTAGCCGTACCCCTGAAATGTTTACGCTCCCGAAATACACCTGGGACAAAGACCGCGAACTCTGTAAAAAGTGCAAGCACTTGAGAGAAGAGCCGCGCAAGCACAGCCAGTACACCAGCATCTCAATGTCTTGCGTCAAGAACCCTTACAAAGCAAGTAAGGGTATCGGGTCTTGTATAGACAACCGCACCAGGGGGCCGTGCGGCCAAGAGGGAAGACTGTTCGAGGCTAGCTCTCAGCCAGAAGGTACAGCCCGACATTGCTGAAGGAGTAGCCTGCGTACACCACGCACATGGGCCAATTTCCTTTTAATCCCTGCTCTAGAGCGATCCAGGCATAGATGCAGCCTGTCAGGGCTATGAGCCATCCGCTCATGGTCAGTCAGCGAACAGGCGGCCACGGAAGTAGGCTTTTCCATCATCCCGGACTGCACAGAACTCTGGATGGAGCAAAGTTCCCCCCTTCCAGGTCAACACCGCGAA